TCCCCTTGGGAACCTAGAGATATTAGTTCAGAATTATCCCCATTATTAATTATATCATTAATAGTAATCTCTGCATTACTAACGTTACCCTCAACTTTATCAACTACTTGTTCGGGATTAATAAAAAGTAACTCACCACCATCTAAACTATCTTTTAAAAATGGCCATGGGTCAATCGTTCCACTATAATATCCTCTTCTTTTTTCATACATAGAGAAATGTAAGTGTGGATGAGTATTTTTAGCGTTACCAGTTTTACCTACAGTACCAATAAACGTACCTATATTTATTTTATCACCTTTTTTAATTTCGTTAGATACTGAATCTAAATGACAATAGTAATATACAATACCGTTAGTAAGTACACTAACAGCTCTACCACCTCGACCTTTATTTTTTCTTTGGATTTTATATACTTCACCACTCGTTGCGGAAATTAGTGGTGTACCTTTAGGTGCAAATATATCAACACCTAAATGACCTCCACTTGATTGGTGTTTAGCATCTCCTCCACCATAATCACTATTGTGAATGGCTTCATCTTTATCTAATACCTTTTTTTTACCTCTACCTAAACCTGACGAGTCATATCCAACATTAAAATCTTCATTACCTATTGGAAATATAAATCCTACGGACTCTTTTAAAGTTGATTCAGACACGACTTTGGATTCATTGATTTTTTCTTTAAGTTTTCTTACGAACTCTTTTTGAATCATCTTAACAAACTTAACATATGGTGAATCACCCCTATCTTTACTATACTTGTACTTACCTTCAGGTTTTCTCTTACCTCTTCCGAAGTAATTTAACGCAGATATATTTGTAATACATTTGTGTCCACCTGAGTTAGCTTGAATCATTTCCCATGCCGGTACACCTAATTTATCTAATATTGCCCACTCATCTTCAGTTAACTTAGTAGATGGTTTGTCCATGATTACTTTTAATTTCTCCATATAAGCGTCTCCGTCACCCATAGAACGTACTTTATCACCATAAAACGCCTCTAAATCAGCATTTGTAAATCCAACCGATTCGTCACCAAATTGTTTGTTACCTTCAGAAATCCATTTTATTGTTGATAGAGGTATAATCTTTTCTCTTAATTGAGTCTCCCATTTACTTAACACTTCTTGAGCGATATCACCTAAGTTAACCCCTTTTAATTCTCTTTCACCTTTAAATGGATTACATGATGCTTGTACTAACCCCATTGGCCACGCAATTACTATAAAGTCAGCTTCAGGATTATTTTTGAATGGAGTATAACGGTCATAAGAACCCGGTTTAAACATTGAACCACCTCCGTATTGTACTATAATACCATCATCAACATAAACTTTATCACTATCTTTTTGTTTCTGTACGTAATCTTTTTGATTTAACGCCATCTCTTCAGGTAACGCATATCCTTTTTCTGCCGCCAATCTATTAATGTTTTGAAATATATTTAAAAGTGACGGTTGTGAAGACATTACTAAATCCTCCATAAACCCTGGTTTATTTTTATATGCTAACATAAGTTTGTTAGTTGCTAAACCTAAAGCCATTTTATTTTTCTGTAATGACTTATCCTTTTGTAATTTAAATACAAAATTCATTATGTCTTGTGGTTCTAACCCATACTTAGCGAAATCCGCAGAATCAACTGTAGATATTAATCTAATATCATCGGCAGTAAAGATATCGCTTGGTGACATTATTTGTGATAACGTTTCAACATTAGACCGTGATGACCTGAACGATGTTGATGTGTCGCCTTCCACACCTGTTTGACTATCATGGTGGTCAGTGTGTACAACAAACATTGGTTTTCCGTGAGCAAAGTCAACTAAAACCGGCATCGTATCTCCTTTAGCGTCTTGTTTCTTTACTGCGAACTCCTTATCACCATATTGTATTATTTCAGAATCAACAACTTTGATTCCGTTATTCTCTAAATAATTTTTCATAGCTAAAGCGGTAGTAACACCGTCTAAATCTTGATGAAAATATATTTTAGCTTTCTCATATCTCTTAGATAAATCGTTGATATTTCTTAATCCTGATTCTTTTAATAATTTTTTCATGATATAAACATATTTTTTTCTTTTGTTCTTCTATTTTTAAGACCGTCATTCGAGGACTTATATAATAGAATACTTTCTGCTGCTTTTTTATATTGACCTAACTTAACATATTGTATAAATCTTGACTTTCTAACTGATTCACATCCAGTATTAAAAACTAATGATATTAACGAATCAAATTGTCCTTGAGTTAACATATACGTTTTTAATTCTTTAACTTTCCATTCCCCTAAAAATCTTCTAACACAGTCGGCAGCCTCCGAAGCATCTTTATAAAGTAACTCTAAGGACTCTTTTTTAGTTATTACTAACCCCGGCTTTACGTCTCCACCTGTATGCCCATAACCTATTGTCCACACATCACTAGTGTCTTTATACGCCTTTAGTACAGGTTCTTTTATATTACCAATTGGTTTTTTAGGGTCACCTTCTTCAAATTTAATAAGGTCCCAAAACCCTTGGCTAGCTCTCATCTTAGTACCGTCTTGTTTATCGGACTCACCTTCAATTAAATACATTTTATGTATTTGAGATACTTCCGACTCATTTATAAATAACTTTGACATAAAAACTTTTATTAATAAATATCTATAATAACAAAAAACCCCTCACTTTGTAGGGGTTTCAGTCATTAATGATATTGAACACGCTATGATATTATCAAACCACACTTTTTTAGGTCCATTTAATTTTTCTTTTTTAAATGTTTTTACGTGTCCGTCAGTTGTTACAATAGTAATTGAGTTCTCACTCTTAACGTTAATTTCTCGTATGTTCATCTAAAACTAACTTCAACTGTTTTTGTTCAGTTTGGTACGCCTTTATCCTTTCTCGAGCCACTTCACAGTAATTTTTACTGATGTCCATACCAATCCAAGGTCTACCTAACATTTCAGCAGCTAAACAAGTTGTTCCACTTCCGTTAAATGGGTCCATAATCACATCTTCTTTATATGAAAGAATTTTAATTGCTCTGTACGGTATATCTAATGAAAATGTTGCCTTCGTTTTTTGTCTTGTGTCTGCAAAATAATTCCACTGACCAAAGACTAAAGACATAAAATCTTTTTTATCTTTATCCTCATAGACTAACTTCTTTCGAAACTCACCTTCAATTTTTTCATTAGGAACCATTTGAAACTCACCTTTCCATTGAGGTGTTCCTTTAATATCTTTCTTATGTTTTTTCTTATAAGCGAGAATCACACACTCCTTAGGATTATAGATATATGGTGAAGATGGACTCATCCAACTACCCCAAGCAGTTGTCTTTGAGCGGTGTGGAGAATCTTCTTCTAAATCCACAATACCAAAGAAACCAAACCCAATCTCTTTCATTATCATCCAAAATTCAGCAGAAAAATATATTCTACCACCTTTTTTTTGTCTGTTAATCTCGTAAGGAATGTTTAATGCAACACGACCATCGTCTTTAAGTACTCGGTAAGTTTCTCTTAACCATTCTCTCGTAAATTTCCAGTACTCGGCTATTTCTTTATCATCATCCCAACTATCATAATCAATACCAACACCATAAGGTGGACTTGTTACAACTAAGTCCACTGTTTTTTCGGACATCTCTGACATAAGTTTACGGCCATCACCGCAATAAATTTTATTTTTCTCCATTTTTTTCTATTGTTTTAATTCTTCTATCTAAATACCATAAAGCTTTTTTCAAGTCTTGTACCGGTGGGTTATCATCTTTCTTACCACTTCTAATTATATATTTTAACACATTGAATAGATACGCATCTTTATCTATCCCTGTCGCTTCAGCTATTTTAACAACCTCATAAGGGTTATCTTCACCCCCATAATGTTCAGGGTGTGTTACTAGTTCTTTTTTACTCATTTACTTTTTGTTTGATGATAACATATAAAAACCTTGATTATTTTCCATTTCAATAACAATATCATCATCAACTAATTTATCTAATATTTTTTTAGTTTGCTCAATAGAATCTTTTACTATAAAATCCGCGATATATTTAATATGTATCGGTATTCTAAGTTTACCTTCAATTTTATTCATAGTGGTTTTTGATACTCCGTTCATGATTTTTATATTTAATAATTTATTTTCCATTTATCGTAAGGTATCATACTGTAAGGATGTCTTTCGAAAAAAGTCTCGTGTATAAAAGTATACTCATTTTCTTGTTTCTTATCAAGATACGCACCCCAAAATGATAACGTTGAATTTGATAATATATGTTTATCACACATACTCATCATATGAACCGCAATATACGGGTCTTCGTCAATATAAACAAA